TCTGCCGATGTAAGCCTTACGAGTAATAACTACATCGTGATAGCCTTCTTCCGGTGTATGCTCTAGAATCTCTACACCCGGACTCATAAGCAAAGCGTTAAACTCCTGCTCGTCTAGGTTATTATATTCTTCTCTATTATAATCTTCATACTCGTCCCACCAGCATTTGACTATACCATTCTTTTGAAGCAGGGCATCAGTAAACCAAGTATACAGAATTTCCCAACCGGGATTATCTTTAGTGAATATGTAATTAACATAGTCAGTGGCTTGCTTCGCCGCTTCTACATCCTCGGGACCATGCGGGGAAAAGCTGACCATCTCATCACCTGATGCAAACACACGCATAAGAGAAGGTTTGATCCACTCTATCGTGTCCATCACTGAGGAGTCAACATACTGACTGCGACCCTCAACCTCATTACCAAACTTCTCAGCATAGTAATACCGCATAGCCTCTTCCCTTTGCAGGGAAATAGTATCACTATAACCTAAAGCATCTGCAATCTCGCTTCCGATTCTAGCTAGTAATTCTGAATCTGTTATTTTAGACGATGCCATAATTCTTGTATCTTATATCCTGTGTCCACGCAGGGTCAGAACCTGAAACTGCGAATCGTTGAGATTGGAAAGCGTACCTTGTTGCGCTCATTAAATCATCGCGGAACGGAACTACCTTTCCTCCCTTTCTGTGATACATTCTAAACTCTTCAAACCAATTGCTTAATGTAGAAAATACCTTAAAATTGCTAACCTCCATCGACTGCAGCATTGCCATTAGTCCTTCTTCTATGGAGTTAGACCCTTTGTTATTTCCCAATGCTGGAGGATTGGAGAAATGCTCTAGTAAAAAGTTACAACCTAAATTACGGTACTGATCAGCCAGACCGGGATTACCCATAGAATCTCGTCTATTGCCATCATGGGGATAAGCAATGGGGATAAAATTAGGTCTAGATCGTATAGTCTGTGCGTGTACCGCTGGAGAGGCTTTAGACTCTCTGTGACAATCATATACATAAAATACATCCTCATCTCTATCAACAGCGCACCACACTACTGCTGTAGGATGATCCCAACCAAAGTCGATTGCTGCTATTCTAGGCCAATGTTCCTTAATCTCAATCGGATCAATAATGATTTTACTCTCATCAACAGGGAATATCAGCCCTGAACCTATAGATGGCCTGCCATATCTACGCATTTCTCTCTCATGCGGAGAGTATGCAGATAGAATCTGTTCCATAACAGACTCAGATAGATGCCCTTGTTGCCCTTTCAAAGACTTGATCTTCTCAGACGCATCATCCCATGTCGCATTGACTAGGCTCTGTCCGCTCTGTATACGGTTCATAAAGGCCGCCACGGTCTCAGTCATACCCGCCTCAGGGGTAAAGGTCATATAGACCATACCGCGCCTGTCTAGCGTCCTAGTGACCGCTTGTGAGTAGATATCTCTACCCGGCTCTTCATCCAACCAAACAACGTCTACAGACCGGCCCTGCCACTTCTCTTGTCCCATCTCATAGGCTTTGAAATGTAAAGAAGAGTTCCCACCGCTGACATGTCGTATTAGCGCGACACTTTTAGCATTTGGCACACCCGGCTTTCTTTCCGTCTTTATTATATAATTCTTGGGAATCGCACCGGAACCAAACGCGTCAGGATCGTCAGGGGAACCCAATAACTCTGCTTGTACTATATCTCGCGTAGTCTCATTAGAGACACCACCAGCCCATGCTGTGATAGGTTGGTCATATCTCCTTCCTTTCCACCACTCAGGGTACATACCTCTTAGGTGATAGGACATCTCTGCTGCACCACAGTATGACTTCCCTATACGATTCGCAGCCATTAACAAGCGTTGGTTACTATCCTTGCTTGTATCGTGGAACTTCTGTTGGTAAGGATAAGGATCGTACTGATCTATCCTGTTGAATCGTATTCTTTTTTTCTGTTCTCTAAGGAGTTCTAAGTTTCTACTAATGTCGCGTGAGAGCATCTATTTCTTTTCTGATTTCCTCGTCTGACATCTGTTCAACAGTTGTGGTTTCAATTCTTTCGATTGGTTTAAGGCCAGCCCTATCAAGTAGATCCTTGATAGCCCCGAGTCGAACAGACTCGCTCTCTGCTTCTCTTGCGAGTTCTGTGAGCCAGTTAAGCCCCTCCGGGATTTTATCTGCCAACACTTTCTGAGTTGCTTCAAGTATTTCATTTCTGAGTTGCGCTTTAAGTTGAGAACCCTTAACCTTTGCAGTCCTTTCGGAGTATCCACTAGCAATAGCAGACTTCGTGGCATTCCCGGTAAGTACATAGTTCTCTATGAATTGGTCTTGTTTATCTGTCATTGTTAAATGCCGTAACCACCGCCTCCGCCGCCTCCTGTATCAGAACCACCGTAGTCTCCCATTCCAGCATCATCTCCCCCAGACCATCCACCATATCCACCTCGCATATCATCTAATGCAGCCATTATATCTTGGTTTACCTTATCTTCTGCCGCCGCTCTTCCTCTTGCTTCTGCTAGAGCATTTGCTACAACAGCATCTACTATATTGGAAACATTACTACCCGCATGATGTGCGCCTTGTGGTGCGCCTGCCGGACCTGCAGTAACTCCAGTATCTTCACCTCCCCAACCATTACCGGGATCACTAGCAGCGGATGCTGCTGCTGCGGCTGCTGACGCTGCTGCTTGTGCTTGTGCTACTGCTTCTGCTTGATCTTGCGCTTGTTGCGCTTCTTGGAAACCAGCATACATATCCGCTGTTACATAACCTTGAGATGCGTTGACTGCTGCTGCGGCTGCTGCTGCCGTAGCTCCAGTTAATCCCATAGCATTTACCGTAGCCTCTGTTTGTGCTACCTGTTCTGCTATTGTATTGGCTACAGTAATGTCTGGGTTAGCTAGTGGATTGGCTAGTGCATTAGTTACTGCGTTCTGAGCTGCGGCTAATTCAGCTCTTTCATCCGCATAATCTGGTCCCTCTGATAAGCCAGCCTCAACACCCGGAGACACACCACTACCCCCGTACCCAAAACCCCCAAATGAGTCTACACCAGTTGCCATCTCTGTTGCACCTACATTGAAAGAACCAAATGGGTCCATTGCTGTTGAAGCAACAGGTTGACCAGATGGTGTTTCTGGGAAATAGTTAAATGCTGTAGGCGCTAGTTCAACGCTTGACGGAACCATAACTCCTTGGTCATCAACCCCATACTGTCCTATTGAAGAACCAACTGGCATTCCGCGCACGCCTACCGGACCACTCGGAACGGTCGCAAAATATTCAGCAAGCTCTTGTTCTGCGGTTAAATCTTTAGTGAAAGATAAGGATACAGTAGGTACATCTTCTATATCTACATCAAACTCTGTATTAAATGAGTGAGATAGGACTTCTGGTGAAAATGGTGAGCCTATCGGGGCTGAAGGATCGACCATTCGTCCAGAAACAGATTTCCCTACCGCCATTGCAGCAGCTACACCCGGATCAATATCATTCTCATTAGCCCAAGACATAACTTCTTGAGCCGCTTTATGAGTTGAGTAATCCATTGCATCATTCCAAGACGAGCCGGGTTGGATCGCTTCTCTTACATCCATCAATTCCTTATTAGAAACCCCAACACCAGCCATATGTTGCATAACATCCTGTATAGACTGTTCCGGGCTAGGAAAGCCAGTATCTAACCCATAACCTAAAGTTGAAGGCCCATATATTCCAGTAAAAGAAGTACCTAAAGGATCAGTGTCTGCCGTCCCCAATACTGCACCATGTTTGTCAGGGCCCAGTGTTCCACCACCCATCTTCCCTTCTGGTCCTGTTGGAGCAACGCCTGCTCGTCCCAACCCTCTAGCTACATCCAGCGACCTATCTCTCAACTCATCAAAGCCGGGTATAGTGCTAAAACCAAATCCTGTTCCCAATGGTACACTAGTAGTTAAACCCGTTCCCGATGGTACACCACCACCCGGAATGTAAGAATCCTGCGTAAGTGAAGATGGCATAGATGTAAATGTATCTACAGGAGATACCATAGATACAGCGTCTTGTGAGAAAGTCGGTGAAGCTCCATGCTGCGCTCCCCATGCTGGTGCGCCACCCGGTCCAAATATACCGGGGATTTCAGACCCTTTCCCAGCAAGTGGAGAATGAGTCATTAAACCAGCACCTAAAGAACCTACTCCCATATAGGGGAATGGAGTTCTAAACCGAGCATTAGTAACCGATCTTGTGTATTCTTTCGGGTCATACTCCCACCTACCATCTAACCCCATTACCATTCCATAAGGATTAGCCACTAATCAGTACCACCGGGGTT